TGGAGCAAGTAATTGCTGTGACGCTAAATTTTGGGCAGAAACAGATATTTGTAGTGATTGTAAAGAACACGCTGACGAATATATGATCTGTTCTAAATGCGAAGAAGACGATTCACAATATGAAATGATTAGTGAATACGAATATAACGAACGCAGACGAGAGGATGCACAAGAACATAATAACGATGAATAATATAATAGCAGAATTTATGGGATATGAAAATTTAGGTACATTGACTAAACCTATGTATGAATATGGAGAAAGTGGTGGTTGTAGAAGTTTAGAAGACTTATGGTATCACGAATCTTGGAATTGGCTTATGCCTGTAATTATTAAATGTTTGAAGATTGGTGCAAATGTACCTGTTGAAAAAATTTATCATAGTTTACATACACAGGACTTATCATTTGCTTACAAATCAGTAGTAGAATTTATTAACGAATATAAAAAAGAAAATAAATTATGATTAAAGACATAAGAAAGTACTGGACTAAAGAAGTTGCAAAAAGACTTGAAGGTCGCACTATCGTTAAGATAGAATATATGCCTGAAGAAGAGGTAAAAGAATGGATGTGGTATAAAACACCAGTCGTAATACATCTTGACGATGGCGGTATGCTTATACCGTCCATGGATGATGAAGGTAATGATGGTGGTGCTATCATAACAAACTATGATAAACTAGGAACAATACCAGTAATATGAAACTAAAATTAATGGTGCGACAGATCTACTATAAAGTAGGTATGATCGAAATAGATATGCCTAATTTATTAGATGATGAAGGTATACATTCTGAAATACAAAATTGGCTTTATGCAAATGAAGATCTGTGGATTGATAAACTCGCAGAAAACATGGACGAATGTTCATTAAATCACGGTTTTGGTATGGATGATCTGACTAGTTGGACAGATAATACAGAAGAAACTGAATACTTATACGAACTGCCTAACGGAAACGGAGGTCACATTTAATAAATATATTATGAATAACGAAAAGATTTTTAACGCATTGTACAATACTAACACAGCTTGGTCTGTACAAAAAGAACCATTGTTTACACAAGATGGAAAACAAACACAAAGTTACGGTCTATTTAGATCTGACAACAACGCCTGGTTAAGTACTGTAGGCGAAAGATACGTTCCTATGCAGAACGAAGAACTAGCTGAAATTATGGTTAGAATACAAAACAGGTTTGGTGGTAACATCAAAGGTGGTGCTATGGGTAGAATAAGTGGACAAAAAGTCTACTACCAATTGTCATTAAAAGATTACAACATTAATGGTGACACTTTAAAACGTCACATTACTTGTCTTAATTCACACGATGGCTCACATTCTATTGGGTTTGGTTCTACCAACACAGTTATATCGTGTGCTAACACTTTTCACATGGCTATGAAAGACTTATCTAAGTTTAGACATACTATGAGTGCATCGCAAAGATTGCAGTTTGCTGTAGACGAGTTTGAAAAAGCTCTTGTTCTTGACGACAATCTTATGCTTACATATAAAGCTATGAACAGGGTTCCTGTTGATCAAACTATGATAGAATCTGTGATGAATAAAATATTCAAAGTAGATATGAATAGTAAAGCATCAGACAATTCTACACGTAAGAAAAACCAAATTAGTGATTTTGGCAAAGCTTTGTCACACGAAATTGGAGCAAAAGGTAATACCCTATGGGGATTATTTAACGCTGTAACCTATTATACTAATCACATTGATAATAAAGGTGAAGAAAATCTTATGACAGGTTCTGGTTATAAAAAGAACTTGATAGCTTTTAAAACCATTGAGGATAAATTAATGGAAAAAGGAATGTTAATTAATTTACAAGAAGTATAATGGATATTAAAGAACATAAAGTAACTGTAGCAAACTACGACTCTAATTCGGAAAATGATTTAGAATATCATGACTATATTTATGATATAATGAATGCTTTAAAAGATATGAGTTGTAGCGTTTGGGATATAGAAGTTACAAACGTCAACTGGCGCGGACAAACAGGATACATGACATCAAGTGATCCTGAAAAGATAGCACATGCATTGCTTATGCATGATGGACGCTGTCGCACAGAAGTGTGGATGGATGGTGACGGACTCTCAGGAGTCTGTTATCACCATGACGCACCTACTGGATCTTGGTTTACAATAACAATAAATAACGATTAATTATGGGAGCAACAACTTTTGGAATGCACACAGTTGGTAAGTTTAAAAGCGCTAAAGAAGCGTATAACGATCTTTGTGAAGAAGCTTTACATGAATATGGACATGATCCGTATTCAGGAACAATAGCAACAACTAATGGATTTTTTGTTGTAGAAAATCACCCAAGAGTCAATACTGCAAAGTTTGATGATTGGAAAGGTAACTATCTCGATGAGTTAGAAAAACGTGAATGTGCTTGCGTACCAATTACAGGAGCAGCCCTGAAAAAGATGAAAGATAATTCTAGATACAAAGGAAAGAAAGGTGTAAAAGCATTTTATTTCTTTGGCTGGGCAGCAGAATAACTATGAAAAAGTTTAGAATAGTTGTAGATAGAATCTACACAACAACCATAGAGGTTGAGGCAAGTAATATAGATTTATTAAATCAAACTGTAAATAATCCTACAGATAATCAGAGAGATAGATCTGAGGAAATCTGGGATATGATTTTTGATCAGGAACTACATCAAATGGATGTAAAAACAAATGATGCATTGATTTACGAAATAAAAAAAACTAATGCCTAATTGGTGTTGGAACAATTTACAAGTAACGTGCACAGAAGAGCATGTTGCTGAACTACAAGATTTTGTAGAAAAATCCACAAGTATCAAAGATACAGAGTTCTCTTTCGAGGGGACTTTGTTTCGTGGTGATCGTGAAGACTGGTACAACTGGTCTTTAGAAAACTGGGGATGTAAATGGGATGCGTGTGAACCATATATAAATGAATCAGAAGCACAATGTTTTAACGTTAGCTTTGATTCAGCATGGAGTCCGCCATGCAATTGGATTCAAAACATTATGCATAAGTATAAAAACCTAGAGTTTGAACTTGAGTATGAAGAACCTGGCTGTTGTTTTGCTGGTATATTAACAGCACACAAAGCAGAAGACATTTTTATTGATGACTTTTACGACACGGATTCAGCATCAGAATGTTGTGAAGCAAAAGTGTTTTACGAAGATGATGAAGATTACACACTTGATTCACAAGAATTTCAATGTTCTAAATGCAAAGAAGAGTGTGAAACTATTATGCTAAAAGCTGATACTATTAAATAAAATTAATTAAATTTAACACCCCAAAATTATGAGATGCACGATGAATTGATAACATACGAGTTGGAAGCAGCTCTTTTAGGTAAACTTATAACTCATCCAGAACTTTACTATGAAAACGCACAGAAATTGAGTCCTAATTTATTTCAGGATCAGTTTCATAAAAGTGTATATGAAAAGTTTTTGGTTATGCAAGCAGAGCAAAAAGATATAGATTTAGTTTCTATGTCTGTTGCTTTGTCTTGTGATAGCAATCAAAGAGTTAGACTTACTAGTATACTTACAAGTGAACAACACTATGTAAGTTCTATTAAGTCTTGCGTAAATGAATTGCATGAGCTAAGTAAAAAAAGAAGCTTGCATACACTTATACTTGAAGCAAGTAATAAGTTTCACAACAACGAACAAGCAGATGAAATTATATCTTATATGAATAAGATTAATGCTAAGCTAATGGTTGTTGAAGATGGTGATATAGCTGACATACATAGTCAAATGAAATATTTTCTTAAAGATATTGATAAGAGAATAGCAACAGATGGTATTGTTGGTGTATCAACAGGATTTGGTAGTCTTGATGAATTTACTGGCGGATGGCAAGAAACAGATCTTGTAATCATAGGTGCTGCGTCATCTATGGGTAAAACAAGCCTAGCTCTTAATCTTGCATATAATGCAGTTAATTTAGCTAGTGTACCAGCAGTAATATTTAGTTACGAAATGTCTGTTAATCAGCTTATAATGCGTCTTGTGGCGCTTGAGTCTGAAATACCTATTAGGTGGATACAGAATGGACAGCTTAATGATGAGGATTTAAAAAGAATCCAAAACACAGCTAGTAACATTATGGATAAATCCATATACATTGACGAGTGTAAACAAACGTCTTTGAATTATTTATTATCTAAAACTAGACAGTATGTACATAGCTGCGGTATTAAGCTTGTGTTTGTTGACTACCTTCAACTTGTCACGGCAAGTACAGGATCAAAAGGAACTAGAGAACAAGAAGTCTCCAAAGTTGCTAGAGCACTTAAAAACTTGGCAAAAGAACTAAACATTACTGTTGTTGCGTTATCGCAACTAAACAGAGGTGTTGGTTACAGAGCTGAAAGTAAACCTACTTTATCTGATCTTAGAGAATCAGGCGAAATAGAACAGGCTGCTGACGTTGTTGCGTTAGTATACAGGCCTGAATATTACGGTATAAATACCGATGAAAACGGTGAGTCTACAGAAGGTCTTGCGCAGATTATATTTGCCAAAGGACGTAACATTGGTGTAGGCACCGTTAACCTTAAATTTATCAGCGAATTGACTAAATTTAGAGAAAATACTTTAGATTTTTAGAGTAATTTTTAGTAATTTAGCTCATGTCTGAAAACACAAAACTAAGGAAAATAATTACAGAAATTGCACTTGATTTAGGATTAGATAAAAAACTAGTTAGGCGAATACTTATATCAGTATTTAAAGAAATTGGTTTTGCTATCATACTAAGAGGTCGTCCTGTTATGTTCAGGAAATTTTTGAAAATTGTATTTGCAATACGTGCTGGTAAAAAGACACACGAAATGTTTAATAAATATGAAACACGAAAGAAATGACAAAATTAAAAACAGTTAACATTAAAGGTAAAGAATACGTTGAAGTTAACGAAAGACTAAAACACTTTAGATCTACATTTAAAGGCTGGTGTTTAACATCAGACGTAGTAGATTTAAGTGAAACTCGTTGTGTAATTAAAGCTACAATCTTTGATGAAAACGGAAACATACGTGCGACTGGTCATGCGTATGAAAAAGAAGGCTCATCTTTTATTAACAAAACAAGTTTTGTAGAAAATTGTGAAACATCAGCTTGGGGACGTGCTCTTGCTAATCTTGGTATTGGCTTAGATACCTCTGTAGCATCTTATGAAGAAGTTGCTAATGCTGTTACACAACAAGCTGCACCAGCAGTTAAGCCAAAGCTTGATGAAACTAAATTTAACAATATGCTTAAAGCTATTGAGCAAGGTAAGGGTGATGCTGTAAAAGCTAAACTTTCACAATACGACATACCAGAACATATGTTGACAGTAATAAACGAAAATTTAAAATCAAAGTAATATGAGTAATATAGTAGCATTCAACTTAGCTTCTTGCAAGGCAGGAAAAACTAACATTACAAAAGAATCTAAATGGCTTAAAGAAGGCGCACATAGATGTCAAGTTCTTAGCCTTAGTAATTCTAAAGATAGAGACGGTTATAATGGAGCTCCATACTTAGAGTATGAAGTTGTTAATGAACGTGGTGAATCAGGTAGAGCAAAGTTTTGGGTAGTTAGAGATACTGACTCACCTAAATCAGCTGAATGGAAAACTAGTACGTTACACGAGTTTCTTGTAAACTGTGGTGTAGCTGTGTTTACAGATGATGCTAATGCTATACAAGAACCAATTGGATCTTGGGTTAACATTTGCTTTACTTACGAAGAATACATGACTCTTAAAGACGGACAGCCAGTTAAAAGAAAAGCTATACGTTATAGATGGTCAAGTCAAGACGGAGGTAAAATTAAGTATGATGCTAAATACAACAAGCCTATTTCACCTTTAGACGAAGAAACGTACATCAAAGAAAACTCAGCAACAGCTATAAAAGCTACTATTGATGACGATGGTGATTTACCGTTTTAAATAAAATCTGTATTTTTGGGGACTAAACATCCCCAACTATATGGAAATATTCATACCAGGCAATGTGCCTTCAAGTAAAAACTCTAAAAGATGGACAGGTAAAATGTTGATCAATTCTAAAACAGTTATGAGGTATATTAAATCTAGTCAAACTGACTACATTATTAATAAACCTAAGTTTAAAGAAATGTGTCAAGATAAAACTTTTCCTGTTACTGTATCTTTTAAGTTTATAAGAGGGAGTAAACATAAATTTGATTATATAAACCCAGCTCAGACAGTACAAGATCTTATGGTTAAAAACTTCTGGATAGAAGATGATAACTGTGATTTTATGATACCTTGTTTTGAGCAATTTGAATATGACAAAGAAAATCCTGGAGTAATTATAAAATTATTATGAATGTATTAAATGAATTTATGGATGTTTATTTAGCTTCTGTAAATATTGATAAAAAACTTTTTAAATCTAAATCTAGAATAAGACATCTATCTGATGCTCGTATGATATATTGTACAGTACTTAGATTAGCTGGTAATTTTGGATTGAGAGAAATTGCTGATACAATTAACAGAGATCATGCGACAGTTATACATGCTGTAAAAAATTATAAGGCTTTAAGTGGAATTGATAAACTTTTTGTAGAAAAATACAATAAAGCAGCTCATTTATTTAATCTTATAAATCCTAGTCACGACTACCCACAACATATACACTCTATTATTGATACTATGTGTTTGTCGAACAACAAGTTAAGAAAATTAATAGCAATAAAAGATGCTAGAATTTCTATAAACGAAGATGAAATATTATCTTTGAAAAATAAAATTAACAATTATAAATTAGAATTTGATGGAAACAACTAAAACAAAGAAGAAAGTAAACATTGATGGTAAACAACAAAAAGTAGATCACAATGTGTATTTGGTATTACAAAACCTTACAGAAGCTTTAAAGCAACACGAAATTGCTCTTATGACTTGGGTACATAAAGTATACAATGCAAAGAAAAAGCATAACGAAGAAGAAAAAATGTTGCATGATTATTGTATGCAAATACCAGATGCAGCAGGAATACTAACTAGAATGAAAGCTATAGATGAAGAAGTTAAGTCAAAAACAACTAATGGAAGCGGAGATCAAACTACAGATGGAAAAAGTAACACTCCTTCTGATAAGTAAGAACAAAGCTTACGGAAACTCAGCTACGCAACCAGCTAATATCTTTTCTCAAGGTAATGCTGTAGATAGTATTTGCGCACGTATTGATGATAAGTTAATGCGAATTAAAAATAAAGGAATTAACGAAAACACTTTAGATACTGTAGATGATCTTATTGGATATTTATGTTTGCTTAAAATAGCAATTAATAAATAATATAATTATCTTTGTAACACTTCTAGGGCAGTTCTGCCCTTGTGTTTTCATAGTTTTAGTTAGATGTCAGGATCCCAATTTATTGGGATTTTGACTCTAATTACTATATCTTATGGAACCAATAGAATACTGGCAAATAGACAAAATAGAAATAATATTAGANTTGTGTCCTTATGACGANGACTACAAGTCACATATTATAGATACATTACCTGAAACTAAAGAAGAGGCTAATGAACTTTACAACAAGCTGTGGCTTGATCATATACCAAGAGATCCTAGGGATCAATTTAATAAAATGATGAGTATGAAAACATTGGTAAAAACAGATTTTAAATACGAATACATTTGTAATGATTGCAATGCAGACTGGATTAGCAGTACAAAAAATACTATTTGTACTTCTTGCTTAAGTCCTAATATTAAAAAAATTACAAATGAATAATATAGAAGAAGACGTTGATTTAGTATTATGCATTGCTATGTTTAGATGTTTCAATGAACAACTTTACACTTTAAAAGGCAGAGATTCACATAAAGCTAAGCAAAAATTTAATAGACTTATTAAATTAGCTAAAATTTATGATGATGAAATTATAAAATCAGCAGAACACAATGATGATGTAGATTTAATTTATGATGAATTAATGGACATGATGATTGAAATTAAACAAAATATAATTAAAAAATATGGAGAGTAAAAAACACAAACACCAAGCTTATAAACTTTTAAAGTCATTAGCATTTTGGATGGAAACAAACAATAATGATTATGACATTGAAGATCTTGATAAAGCTTTAGAAGAAGTAAAAACACATTATAAAAATTATTTATTTAGTAAAGAAGATGATAATTTTGTGCCTAATATTGAAAATAAAAGTTATAAATAATGAGTAAAAATACAATTGTATTTGAAGGCGGTATAGATAACATAAGAACTCTTGCCGATAACTCTTTAAGAGTATCATTAGGAACTCCAGAACTTACTCCTGAAACAGTAGGTAGCATGTATAGCATGTTAAAACAACCTGGTTATGTAGTTATTTCAACTATGCCTATATCACAAAAACAACTTGATGCTGTAGAGTCTGCTACAGTAGATAGAGAATTTGAAAACAAAACACCTTCACAAAGAATGCGTAATGTTCTTTATGTTTTATGGGAGCAACAGCAACCAAAAGAAACAAGCCCAGAAGGTAAAACTACTTATGTAGATTTTGATTTATTTTATAAAAGAAAAATGACTGAATTAATAACTTTTATTAAAAATAAATTATCATAATTAAGTAATTGTTATATTAGCAAAGTGACTGGATCACTTTAACTTCAGAAGTTCTTAGTGCTATCATCGGTTTGATAGTACGAACATAATTTTATTATGAATGACTTGTTTTCAGTTATTAGTTTTAAAATTAGTTCAATTTGGGAGTTAAAGCCTGGGGAGTAATCCCTGGGCAATAACTAAATATATTATGAAAACAATATGAATCATCCTAAAGATATAATAACAAAAATTACAAATAACTATCAAGAATATGATATGTTTGAAATGTACTTTGGATTTAAAAGTGATAAATTAGAAGTAAAACGTGATCGTTCAAATCGTGATCGATACGGAGCTAAAGCTAAAAAATTATTAAAACAAGAGAATGAAAAAAGAAACACACAAGTTACTTAAAAAAGCACATTTAATTATTAATAGTGCAACTGGTACTGATATAAATAAAACAACACTAGAAAACGCAAAACGTGAAGCTAGAAAAGTTTATAAAAAGATCAAAGATGTTGATCCAATAATATATAATGTAATTGAACCAGAAATTGGAGAATAATATAATAGTAGTTTGGCCTTGTTATTTAATTGTTATTTGGCCTAGTTAACTTCAACGTTATAATTTAATTTAGCTTGAACGCCATTAAATTTACTCCATACAAATGCAGAGGCTCTTTTTGTATTTCCTACAAATCCTTTAGTATCATGCCATTCATCTGTAGCTGTCATAGATGATAAATTTCTTACAGTTAATCCATTTAGTTCTTCTACAGCTTGAAGCTTATATGCCTTATTGGTGTGTAAGTGTCCTCTATGCACTTCTACATGTCTTACACTACTCCATATATCTCTATATCTTTGAGAGACAATTCCAGGTAAATTATTTATTTTAGCTCCATCACCATGATCATTTATGATTAAACATGTACCATATTGGTACGCTTTCATCATAGATGCAGAGTTATCTACTGTTACATTACCATTATTTTCGTAACATACTTCTAAGGCATCACCAATATGCATCATAGATTCTTTATCATGGTTACCTGGTATTACTACTACATGAACCTCACTAACATCCAACAACATATTAATACACTCTACTAATAACTTTCTACCACTTCTATACATTTCTATATGTGAATCAGTATTCGATTGTGGTGTACCTTTAGTTGTACTTGCAATAGGAAAGTCTCCATCAGAGTTTAAAAAATCATTACCTACTACAAACAATATTTTATCTATATAAAATCCACTAGCACGTTTAACCAGATGCTCCAAAGCTTTTAACATTCTGTTTCTAGCTATATCTAAACTATACNTATCTCCTTCTACCCCTATCTTACCTAAATGTAGGTCGCAAGCATTAATTTCTAATAGGTGTGGATCATCNTCTTTATAACTAGAGGGTCTAATTACTTGTCTAGGTACTGAATTAAAAAGAGGAATTAAGTCTTGAACTAATTCCTCTCTTATNTTTTGTATATTCATTGTAGGATCAATACGCTTTAACCAAGCTTTTGTCCTATACATTGGTACTGTTATAGGTTTTTTAGCTTTATCAAAGCCTGTAACTTCATAAGTTCCTATGTCGTACTTATCTACTTCCCAAACTTCTAAGTCTACGTTACAAGCTTTTAAAAGATCATCTAAAGATTTAACTCTTTTACTATCTTCACAAGTTATTATAGCACCATCTTTGTTTTCTTCAAAATTAGTTGTTTGTTTTGAATTTGGTGGATTTATTTGTTGTCTTAGTCTTCTAGCTAATGCTCTAACACTTTCTGCGCTTACGTCAAATAACTTTGCTGTATGATCATAATTAGAGTTTAACAACTCAGGATTAGCTAAAAGATATTTTTTTATAGCTTTTGTATGTTCCTTGTTATTCATTAAGTAAAAATTTTTTCGTTCTCATATTTTGGTCCATATCCATGTTGAGATTTTAATTTAACATGAATTGGTATCAATATTAAATTCTTTTTCTTATTTCCTAACTTACTTAACACTTTTTTTATTAACATTTCATTGTTAATAATGTCATTAGATGTCCAGCCTTTACAGATAACATCTTTTACTATAACTTGATTTTTTTTCTTAGGATGTTCTAGAGTCCAATCTGTCATCCAGATAGGTAATTTGTTATCCATTATTTTATAATAGTAAGATCTACAATACCAATATCAGTAACTTTATGTGCGTAAAGATAAATAGTTCTTTTTTTAGATGCAATCTTAACATCTCCAAGATGAGCTGCATTTCTTAATGATGCTTGATTACTTGTAACCTCATCTGAAGATAAAGTAGTATTAGCTCTTAAATCGTATTGATGTAAAAGATATACAGTATTTGCATTGTTTTCTAAAAGTTGATTTCTATTAACTCCGTATTCTTTATCTAAATCAAAAGTTGATAACAATATATTTACTCTAGCTAACTCTGTTGTGCTTCTATTTAAAATTAAAACATCTTGTAGCTTTACACTTACACTACTATCAAATATTTTAATATATCTATCAGCACTTACATTAGTTAAGAATGGTAAATTTTTTACAACTGATATATCACTATCTTCTATTTCTTCAACTAATGTATTAGTAGTAGAAGATGCAGGTGAGTAAGGTTTAGAACTTAAATTAGATTGAAAACTATTTTGTAAAAATTGATCAGTAGATCTTTTTTCTAACTCTTTCTTTTGAGTTTTAGATACGATTACTTTAGATTTAGCTTCGTTTATAGAAGATCTATATTTGGTCATAGTCAGTATACTTAATAGTTACTTCTTGTCCTTTCTTAATTGCATTTGCAATTTTAGGATAGATGCGTTTATAAGCATTATTACTTTTACCTACAAATCCATCTTTTAAAATAATATTATTTTCTTGTGAATCACCAACAATTAAACATCCAGCAGTATGCTCATCAGTATTTCCAGTATGTATAAGAATATACTCAAAGTTAGGAACATTAATGATATGCAACATACCAATGTGAAAAGCACCGTATTTTTTAATGTATCTGTTATGAAATCCACCTTCTTTTCTAAGTTGTATGTTATACGTTCCAGAAGGTATTCTTGTTTCACCTTTTACTTTTAAAGCTCTAGCTTCGTCTTCTAGTGTATAACAAATAAATTTTTTGCCAATATCTGTAAGCTCAAAAAGCAGACCGTGTGTACAATCTGCTTGTGAGCTAAACCTTAATACCTCTAAACGCATTAGTCGTCAGTATTAATACCTGTATTTGGTCCATCGCAAAGTAAAAACTGTACTTTTTGTGCAGCAGTTGTTGCGGCTAATTGAATATCAGTAGATGCATCACCAGCACCGTCAATGTGAACTGGAGAAAACATAAACTCACCTGGTTTTAAATTTGCAATAATATCACCGTCTGGCTTTACAGCTACAGGATAATCTGTATCTACATTTTTAATAAAAGTAAATATTAAATCTTTATGATGTCTTGGTAAATTTAATAAAGTATCACTTGTTCCATTAGTTAAAATTTCACCTGTGCTTATTGCACCAGAACTAGTGTCTGATAATGTTGTAAAACTAGGACTAAAAGTAAATACTACTGATCCAGTACTATCTGTTAAAGTAAAATTACCTGATACGCTTACGCTTGTTGCTTGAGTTGCCATGTATATATATTGTTAAATTATGCTTCAATTTCTACAGCAAAATACTCTGCTGTTACCGTACCACCTAAACCTCTAGCTGTTGTAGTACCTGTTCCACGAATTATAGTAAATAAAAATTCACCTGGCTTTAATACACCTATTAAGTCGTTACCACTTGAAGCTCCTTCATAAACTTCAACTTTGTTAGTATCGTCCATGTTTCTAACATAAAGTATTCTACCAACTCCAGGTGCAGCCATAATAGTTGCATCACCATCTGTTGCACAGTCAATTCTTCCTGATGCAATTTGATCTACTCCAGTTATATTAATTGTAGTTGAACCACTCATGCTAGAAGTATAACCTGAGGCTGAAGTAGCACTCATGGTTAAAGATCCGTTAAATGTATAATTTTGTGCCATTTTATTTATTTTTTACAAATATAGTTTAAATATTAATAATTTCCTATATTACTATTTGTGTTGTTTATAGTAACATTTTCTTGAAATCCTGATGAAGCAGTAGATGCTTGACCGTGTGTAGAACCTCCCATATAGCCAACAACACCATTGTATAAATGAGTATGATAACCAACAAGGTTATTTTGTGCAGCATACTCTATAGCTTCTGCTACTGTACTATACAAAGGAACGCCATCTATTGTTGTTAATTGTGCCATTATAATAATTCTTTTAATTTAGAACATTTTTCATATTCTTCTGTTAATATAAAATACTCAATCATATTATCTATAGTATCGTCCCAATAATCATCTTGCTCCATTTTTTCTGGATCAAAAGCTAAATATATTGGTTGATTAGGTTGTCTATCTATTAACTGATCTATAGTAGCATAATCTATAATTATATCATAAGCATTATTCATTGCTAATTCTAAATCTTTATCCATGTTGTTCGTTTAATCGTGACATTCTTGCTCCACAACAACACATATTTTTGTCAGCCATTTGACCTCTATAGCTACCACCATGTCCATATTTACTAACTCTACCTTTAGTATTCTTTTCTTTTTTAGCTTTAGCTTTATCAGCAGGACTAAGTTGGCTCCAAGTTTTAGGTGTGTCTTTAGATATTTTTTTAGTAGGCCTAAAAGTGTTTTCTCCTTTACTGTAATCTTTATTACCCTTAGGAGTTCTCCAGTCTTCTTTAAACCATCTTTTAAGTGCAGCACCTTTAGCTGTTTTACGAACAGCCATAATTAATCTAATTGTCTAAGATGGCCTCCATTTTCATATTTCATACCCTTATTAGCCTTAGGCTTAGAGTGTCCATATCCTTTCTTTTTTAAATCTAAATGATCCTGCATAGTATTAGCCATTACACCTTTACCATCTTTAGAATACATCATATGTTTTTTAAAACCTTTTTTCATAATATATTAATCTAATTGTTTATACATACCTCCATCAGAATATTTCATTCCTTCAGAAGCTTTCTTTTTACTTTTATTTCCCCAATTAGCTACTCCTACTTTACGACATTTAGCCATTGCACCACTTCTATAAGCTGATGTTTTTGGTCCATATCTTGATACTACTTTATTATAACACGCGTCTTTTGGCATAATTAATCTAGTTGCTGAAATCTACCACCCTGATCGTGACAATTCCATTTTTTTAAACTTAAACTTAATCTATCTTTACCAGTATTGTTACTTGGTTTTTGTCTTTTACGCATTCCTTTCATTCTTGCACAAAAAGATGCTTTTCTTTTTTTTGCTTTACCTTTCGGTTTTTTAGCAGTAACAGGCCTACCTACTCCAGCACTTTTAGATCCAGCAGCAGTTAATCCACCAGTTGGACTTTTTCCTTCTTTTCTTTGCCACAAAGGTGTTTTTGCCATATTACTTAGTTTCTTTATTGTTTTTATTTGAGCTACCACCAAAGAAAAAATCTACAATAGTATTTACTTTAGCACTCATTGCACCAAAGATAGTTGAAATAAAACTAATTTCAAATTCTCCTAAGCTAATATCACCTAAAATAAAATGATTAAACATTACAAAACTAATACCAAAGTATGCTACAGTAAATAAAATAGCCAATGCTTTCTGTATAATAGCATCATCTTTATATAAGTCTCTTGCATCTTTTCTGTCTTCAACTTCTTTAGCAAATGCTTCACGTTCTGCATCTAATAAAATTTTCTGTATAGCTAATTTAGCTTCATCTCTTTCTTTATCAGTAGTAATAACTTTATCTAATATACCTTCTGCGTTATCTAGTACTTTGCCAAAAAGTCCGCCTAATAAATTGTTAATCATATTATTGTATAATTATTTTTGTTGTTATATTTAAATTTTCTTTATTAATTTTGACTAAATAAAAACCTTGTTTTAATTTTATATTTAAAACTTTATTTTCTTTTAATACTAATTTACCTAAAGCATCATACACTTCAATATTTATTTTTGATGCAAAATTAACTACACCTGTAGACGGATTAGGATAAGGTAAGATGCCCATTCTTTCAAACATTGCTATATCTGTAGGGCCTGTCCAACCATCTGCACAATATGCATATAATCCATCACATCCCTCATCCCATGTTGTATTACAACAATAAGGATCTACTTCAATGACCCACTCAAAACATTCATTAGGAATATAATATACATTACCAGAGTAACACCCAGCAGAGTAATAACACGAACTGTCTGCCACGTTAACAAGCGGATTGTAATTAATAGCGGACGGATCATTGCAGCCAGGCACAGGATAAACACAAGACTCATTGTCAGAGTTTGCATTATTGTCATAATTAATTGCTGTGCTATCTGTACATCCATAATAAAAAGGTATGCAACTTCCGTTGTCTGTATTAGCTGTTAAATTATAGTTCCACATTGTATTGTCTGTACATCCAAATACTACTTCAATACAACTACCATCATCACTATTTGCTAATGAGTTATAGTTAAAGGCTGCACCATCGGTGCAACCCCAGACGTAAGCAATGCATGTGCCGTCATCTGTATTTGCTAATGTATCATAATTTAATGCAGTAAGATCTGTACATCCATACATATAAGGTATACATGATTCGTTATCTAAATTTGCATTAATATTAAAATTAAACATTGTATTGTCTGTACATCCTTCAACAATTTCAACACAAGAACCTTCTATTTCTGTGTTTGCTTCAGGATTATAATTTAAAGCTGTAAAGTCCATGCAGCCAAGTACGATTAAAGTTTCACAAGTCTCGTTGTCAAAGTCAGCATCTTCGTTATATTCAATGTAAATTGGATTTGTACATCCTTCAACGTAATAACAACTTTCATCATCTGTGTTAGCGCTCTCATTATAATTTAAAGCTGTATCGTCAATACAACCATATATTTTTTCTATACAACTACTACCACAATAAGGCATACCGTAAACAAATACAAAAGGTATTAGTGGATTAGCAAATCCTCCTGGAGCATCAATAGCTGTATGTTCTTCTGAATATAAAGCATAACCACATTGTACCGAAGTAAATTGCGATTGATTTGTTGTAAAGAACTTAACTTCTACAGGTTCTGACGTGCTTAAGTTAAATGTAAACGTCTCTTCAAATCCATCTTCTAATGTAAACTCACCTATAAAATTTTCGCCTTGTACTACTTGTAAGTAAGCTCCAGCCCAGCCGTTTCCAGCTAAATCTGTAAGTTCTAGTGTATGTATACAAC